CTGCTACGGGATCAGCTACAGTTAATCCTTATGAAATAGTTGGACCAACTTTTGAAACTGCGGGTTTAGGTTGGGGTACAAGCACATGGGGCGCAAGCACATGGGGAACAGCAAGTGCAACTAGTGCTGTAACTTTAGATCCAGGTCTTTGGAGTTTGGATAATTTTGGCCAAATACTTGTTGCAACTATTCACAACGGTAAAACATTTACATGGAACGCAGGGGCTGCTTCAGCTAGATCAACTAGATCTACAGTTATGTCTGGCGCTCCTACTAGAACAAGATTAACTCAAGTATCTGATAGAGATAGACATGTATTTCATTTTGGTACAGAGACAACCATTGGTGATACGACAACACAAGATCCAATGTTTATAAGATTTAGTGATCAAGAAAATTTTAGTGTATATCAACCTAGTGCAATTAATACTGCTGGAACATTTAGATTAGATCAAGGTAATGTAATTATGGGAGCATTATCAGGTAAAGACTATACATTAGTTTTAACAGACACGTCTGCATATGTAATTCAATATGTTGGTCCACCATTTACATTTAGTATTAGACAAGTGGGTACAAACTGTGGATTGATGGGTCAAAATGCACTTAGTTATTCTAATGGTATTGTTTTTTGGATGTCGGGTGAAGGCGGGTTTTTTATGTTTGATGGTACTGTTAAAATGCTTCCATGTCCTGTTGAAGATTTTGTATTTACTACATCGGGAGATAATTTAGGGGTTAATTATAATTCAAACGAATTAGTTTATGCAGAGCATAATTCATTATATAACGAAATTAATTGGTTCTATCCTTCTGCTACATCTTCTCAAATAGATAGGTGTGTTACTTATAACTACGGAGAAACGTGTTGGACAACATCATCATTAGCTAGAACTACTTATTTAGATCAAGGCGTTTTTGAATTACCTTATGCAACAGAATATTACAAAACAGATACTCCTAATTTTCCCATACAAGGAATTACAAATACGTTTGGAGCAACAGTTTATTATGAACATGAAAAAGGAACCGATCAAATAAAAACAGGAGTCACAACATCTATTGATGCATTTATTCAATCTGGTGATTTTGATATATCTGCTAGACAAAGTGCTTTAGGTCAATCAACAGGTGGTGCTGATCTCAGAGGTGATGGTGAATTTATTATGTCTGTAAAACGATTTATACCAGACTTTAAAGTAATAAATGGTAATTCAAAAGTAACTTTAGTATTAAATAACTATCCAAGTGATACAGCATCCAGCTCACCTCTTGGACCATTTACAATAACATCATCTACAGATAAAGTAGATACACGTGCTAGAGGAAGACTACTTGCAATTAAAATAGAAAATGATGCTGTAGGTGAAACTTGGCGTTATGGAACTTTACGTGTAGATATAAAACCAGACGGAAGAAGATAATGGCAAAAATAGATAATTACATACCGGAACCTAAAGAAGAATATGATGTAGAAAATCAAAGACAGATACTGGAGTCTTTAACTACTTTAAAGAATCAACTTAATTTTTCTTTTCAAAATGACTTGAAACAAGAGCAAGATGCATATAATTACTTTTTATCCTAATGACTATACAATATAAAAATCAAGGTTTTACACAAGCTAACACAGCTAAAGCAACGGTTCTTACTTGTCCTACTGATGGGGCAATCATAGTTAAAAGTATCTATTGTGCAAACAACGATGCGTCGTCAGCTATTATAGTAAACATGAATTTTGTTGACTCGTCTGATTCAAGCACTGAGTATGAATTTTTTCGTGATGATTTAGCGGCTAAATCACAAGTAAATGCTTCACCTCAAGGCTTGAATTTAGAAGCAGGAGATGCTATAACAGTAACAGCAGCTACAGGCAGTAATAAAATACAAGGTCTGATAAGTTATGCTTTAATAGACAGATCACAGGAGAACGGCTAATGTCAAATGAAGATTTATTAAAAATTGATTGTACTACAACAGTAGTATTAAGAAATACTAGAACAAATAAAATATATAAAGACGAAACAGAGAAAGAAGCTGACATAGCTGATCCAAATA